ATCTGAGGAGTAATCTGAGCAAAATACGCAGACAATTAAATTAGCCTCATCGGCTTGGACATTAGAGAGAGTAATCTCTCGGATTAGTGTAGTCATTTATTAACTACCTTTCTTTAGCGATTAAAAACTTTATTTAATCTGATACCTAGTATTTTACCATGACCTACTGACATTTAGCACATTACTTGTCGGTAATTCCACATAGTAAGACGCTCAAGTGGTGTGTTGTTAATCACATAGAGGCTGTGGACGACACGCCACGACACGCCCGAAGTTATCCACAGAATCCAGGGTGTTTTTAATCACACCCTTAACGACACGCCCGACCCCGCAGCTATACGGGCGGGCGGGATTTTGTCAAGCCGACACGCCGTTATTTTACTGTGATTTTACTCATAGTCTTTAAGTATTTTTTCTAATTGATCAATCTGCTCATCGGTTAAAAAATTTAAATTATTAATTCCGTTTTTAAATTGGTTAGCTAAATTATCTGCGCCGTTTTCCATTTTTAATTTTCCATTTCTTTTAAATAATCTTCATGCTCTAATAATCCAATCGCAAATGCGACGGGATCGCAACATTCTAAGATTTCGCTAGCGGTAAAAGTTGAATTACCGATTTTATATTTTGGATAAAGTTCATCTAACATTTCGATAAAACTATCTTTTATATCTAAGTCTTTTTCAAATTGTGATTTCATTATCTGCCCCACTTATACCCGAGAAGGTCGCATGTGCGCCCCTCAATAGTATTATGGCAGTTGCCATAGATAGGCTCTGAGTAGATAGCGAATACCGCTACCCCTAAGCATAATAAAGCGAGTATCCATAATCTCATTACTTACCACTCTTCCACTTATAAACCTTATACGCTACTACCGCTAAGGCGGTAAGGATAATCGTGTGCCAAGGCAGATAAATAGCCCCTAAGAAACTATCTAACTCAAATCCGTATTCGTTAGATATAACTAACTGAAATCCGTTATATGTCATTATTCGCTAGCCTCCCAATCTAATGTTAATTCATTTTCTTTCATTTCGTCTAGCGAAATAAGTTCATGTCCGAAAAAATCTTCCTCTTCGGCTATTGTTGCTTGCGCTAACTCTTCATCTAAGTAGACATAAGCATCTGCTACATCTGCTTGGATAGTATCCCATTTAGTCATCATTAGATTACCCCCTCATTAGTAAGGACTATCCCTACAAGCATTATTATAAACGATACCACCGACACCGCTAGTAAGATTATCTCAAACATTAGTTGCCAATCTCATGGACAAGATACTCAAACTTTAGCGGAGGATTACCCTCGTTTAACTCGTTAATAATAGCGGTGATTTCTTTCATGCTCTTAGCGGTTAGTCTGCCCTTATTAAGAGAGCCTTGCCAAATTGTGTAGGAGATTTTCATTAGTTATTCTCCTCATCTATACCGAACATCTCAGCAAACATTTTGTTTGCTTGTTGTAGTGCCTCTAGTGCCTCGTTCATTTTATCCATTTTCTTTTCTGCTTTCGTTAGGTTGTTCATTAAGGTAAGACTATCATTAGTGTCTGACATTATCAAGCCGACACACCCCCTAGAGGGAGTGAGATACCTCACATTGGGTATCACACCGAGGGCTCTCGGCTAGTATTAGGGTCAATAGACCCATACGCTCAGACTTAGTGAGTCTAAGGCGTCTTACGGTATCAGACTTGATACCGCCATGATTATATTCGAACAATAGTTCGGTATAAATATCATTTAGTTTATTCATTTTAAGTTATCCTTTCTAAGATACTTTCGTGTTGTCTAACTTATTTGCTCTTATTTGCTAGGCTCACCTTTCGGATTATTTGCTAGGCTCAGAGGCTCATTTAGACTTAATTCTTTTTCTTTATTTAATTTTCTTTATAATATAATCCTAGCAGGGGGGACTGACATTTAGGGGGGTTACTCGCTAGTATTCGCAAACTATTTTTGTGAGTTACACCACACTCACGCTCAAGGTCATATATCTATGGGCGGACTATATAGACAAAACGGACATTTAAAATATGTGTATCATACATATTAAAAATTTATTAACATTTTGTGAAAAAGTAAATCGCATAGTCCCGTAAGCTGGGCGGCGGATCCTTAATGGTATAATTTAATTATGAATAATATTTATATTGTTGGTGACTGCCATTTGTCTAGGGCGCATGAGCATTACGATATTTCAAAATATGAAAAGAAATTTATTATTTGGGGTACTGCTGGAGCCAAAGCATTTGACTTTAATATTAGTAGACTAAAAGAAGAAAATGCCATGTCTAGTGGACTAGAAAAAGAAAGATCCTTTAAGCATGATGCAATTCCATTTTCGGAAATCAAAGATGACGGAGTAATTGCCTTTTGGATTGGGTATGTAGATATTAGAACATTTCTTTCTAAATATGACAATGCCGATGAAATAGTAAAAAGCTTTATTAATGATGTAAAAAATAATTTTTCAAATTCTAAAGTAGTTATTATAGAACCCCTACCTCAGTTTACTGAAATGCTTTTAAAGTATGAGGGTATTAGCCCATATTACACTTATGAGCAAAGGCAATATCAAAATTCTCTATTTTTGCATGCTCTTAGAAAATACTCAAAAGAAGCTGGATTTGATATTGTGGTTACCCAAGAAGAAATACTAGATACTTTGGAGGTTGGAAAGCTTTGGGACACAATGGCTCATAGCGATGCTCCGCATCCAGCAGATGGATTAAAGCCTAGGTACATGGCAAAAATATGGAACCTGTTTGCAGAAAAATTAATCAGTATCTCTTATAACAAGTAGCACTCCACTAGGAAGTATAGTAGTATCAATATTGATCTTCATTGCAAAAAATTCTTTTGCCGCCATGGCCGCCCCATATGCGAAACCATTGTGCATGTCTACCATTACTGCTCCACCAGGAATCACTTTATCCCATAAAGACTCTAGGGTTGCTTTTGTTGGTTCATAAAGATCTACATCTACAGAAAGCAAAGATATTTTTTCTACCTTATCAAAATTATCTGGCACCCAGCCTTTCCAATATTTTATATTATTAAAACTGGATAGAGTTTCTTGGCATTTTTCTAAAGTTCCCTTGCTAAAATTATTTTCTAAGTAATGCCTATTGTCATTTTCTGTAACTTTGGAGTTACCTTCAAAAGAATCAAATAGGTGTAGTGTGGTTTTGCAACCCTTTGCCATGTAATAAGCCTGTTCTCCAATGTATACCCCAACTTGTACAAAATCAGCGGGGAGATTAGAAAACTTATTAGAGGCATGCCACAAGCTGTAATATCTTCCAGGTTGCTCTTGCCATTCAAGAAGTCCATACGGGTTGTTAATATTATGTGTCCAANTAGAGAGCCCGATATCCCTGAGTTCCTGAACTTGCCTCATAAAATCTAAATCTATGTTACTGGTTCTATTTTCATATGTGAACTCGAGATCTGGGTTCATTTTTGGAATAAGGAATTCATTAATATTCATATATGTATAATAACATATATATCTTAGTTGACTANAATNCTGTTACCAATAAAATATGTGCTATATAATTAGATTAGTAAATCTAAGTAAACGAGGTATTATGCTGATATGATAAANTTCGATAAATTTCTTCATGCATTAGTGTATATACTCATTTTAGTATATATTAGCAAGTATACATTAGAACATATTCAAGCAGATTTTTTTATACAGTACCCAGAGCTTAATCCAGCAAATATATATTTTAAAACTTGATATATATTCTAGTTGACTAGAATAACATATAGTATAATAGATATTATGGATAATGTAATAGTGCCTCAGGAATGGCCAAGAAGGAAAAAAGTAAGATCAATTTTTATTGTAGTGTTAGCCGTAATAGTGCTATTCATAATTACAGCATAGGAGGTAAAATGAAGTTAGACCCAAAGCTACAAGACATTTATAATAAACTAGTTATCAGTTCTTTGATAATTATGTCTGCATATATTGCACTTATTATTTTAATGTAAAAAAACGGGGGAGATAGGTGAAACCTAACCCTATATACCATAATCACCTGTATACTACATATACATATATAAGCATACCAATCTTAGTATAACTATACTGGAGTCATTTGGGTAAATTGGGTCTAGGAAATCATATAAGGCTGTTTTAATCATCTTTGGACCATATGGGTCAATAATCTATCTACTTGGCTCTATGATACCTTCTAGGCCCTTTTAGATATATCCGAGATCATATCTATGGTCTATATTTGATACTAGAGATATTGCTGTATATAGTTAAAATGTTTCACATGAAACAATTGGTCTTCTATTTCCGCCGCACTTTTTCACTTTTCGCACTGTGCTATTTTGATCTATATATTATTAATCGTTATGATAATAGGGGAATGCTTCTGCAAGCTTTGTACCCTCTAGGCCTGAGGCCTTGTATTCCTTAATTCTTTCTTTAGTAAATTGAGGATTTTCTTTTAAGGGAACTCCCCAATTATAAAAATCTTTTTCTATTTGCTCTAAATATTCTGGTGTTTTATAATTATGAAATGTTCCAGGATTGTCTTCTGCTTTAAGAATAAAGTTTGCAAATGCATATCTGGCACCCCTAGTTACTTTTTTAACTCCGTGAGCGTGTGGGCTAAATGCGCCGTGAATAATTAAATCTCCTCTTTCTGGTTTTACAGTAAGAGCTTTATTGTGGTCATCAAGACCAACAGCATCTTCTCTATTTCCATCTTTATTAATATTTATATAAAACACTTCTCCGCCTTCGAAGTCTCCAAAATAAGCTACTAGGCCAAAATCTAAAGAGCAACAAGTCCTCCATACATCGATTTGAGACAATAACTCACACTTGTTTTTGCCTGGTGAGTCCGAATGGATAAACATTCCAAGTTCGGCTTCGTGATCTTCTGTAACAACTAAAACATTTTGCTGTGGGTGCATAACATATTCTGGGTATAACAATTCGCTAGCTTTTTCCCAAATTGCAAGTATGCCTGGAATTGGCGGGCTTGTTTTATCTGCATACCAGTTAATAAGTGTGTCTTTATACACATCGCTATTTGACAGTATTTTAGGACTAACTGCGTTTTCAATAACTTTACACTCTTCGTCGGTGTAAAATCCTTTAAATAAAAAGACTCCACTTTGGGTGCCGTAGTCATCTGGAAAGTAAGAAACCTTAATGCAATCTTCTCTATCGTAAAACACTATCTACTCCTTCTGGGATTAAAAATTCTTACAAGATATTTAAAAGCTGGATTTTTAAATAAATAATTATCAATTTTTTTTATTATTTGAGCTTCATTGCTTTCATTTTTATAGTGATCTGTTTGAAAGTAAGGATTACTCATCATCTTAGAAAAATGTCGTGGGCTCATACAGTAATTATAACACAAACAGGCTTAGTAGAGGGCGGACTCTGAGTAAGCCTGTTTGCTTATTTCGCTAGACTTGCTAGTGAAATTCTTATTTATGTTATACGGTTTCTTCTGGAGAGTATGACGGAACTGGCCCTAGCAAAAATCCTTGTTCATGGTATTCAATAAGCTTTCCAGTTTTTTCAGGATCTGCTTTGTTGGCCATAATTGTTAACATATCATAAATCCTATGAAGCATAATATAATTAACCATTGGTAAATTTTCTTCAATATTTTGAGACTCTTCTGGACTCTCTGTCATTCTTCTCCCTCTTTGTTTTCCCAAAACTTTTCCCTGCCCATTGCATCGGTTTCTATAATCGGCATAGATTCAAAAAAAAGTTCTTCAGATTGCGTCATTTACTAATTGTACTATTTCGTTGTATTTTTGTAAACCTAAATTATTTTTATAATTGCATTCTAGGCAATACAAGAATATCTCATCTTCGCCATCTCCATTGCAAAAAAGAAAGCCTTGGTCCAGTGGGCATTCAAGCTTTGGGACCAGGCCTTCCTGTGATAAAGAGATATATCTAGATACGTATTGTATCTTTTTCAATTGTGCTCCTTATGATTTAGGGAACTCTGGAATGAGATTCCTGGCCTTGCCTGTTGAGGCAGACCATGATGACCAATTCTCTCCGCCTTTGGTCATATAGTACGTTATCTCTGCGTTTGTTACTGGATCAAATAATTCCTTATTTGAAACTAATTTAAATTTTTCTAATCTGTCTATACCAAGTTCCCCCAGCATATTAATTTGAAAAATTCCGTAAGATTTATCTCCAGTTGATTTGTTGTCGTTTAAAGCAAGCGGTCTCCCGTTTGACTCTACCCTAGCAACAGCCCAAGCTGTTTTTAAAGCAGTTCCTTCAAATCCTACAGCCCATAATAAATCTTTTAAATCTTCAGGCGCAAGCATTTCAGAACTGCTATAAGTTTCATTGCTGAACTTATTTATTATTTCTCTTTTTAGTTGTTTTTCGGTTTTAATTACCTTTGCAGGTAAAGTTGTTAAAGCTTGAGAAGCCGTAGGTCCTGGCTGAACGGAAAATAAAAATAGCACCGCTAATCCTATTGCCGTCCAGTTATGAACTACATCGCTCAAACTTCTTTTGATTCTCTCCATTGGCATTCCTCCTTTAGAGATAACGAGGTTTAATCATACCATTAACATTAAATACATGTCAATTGGCAAAATGTTGACAAAACAAATTTTATAATGTTATACTTACCAAGGTTTCGGGGTTACACTGAAGAACTCAATATGCCAGATAATTTATTTTGCATAATCTTAAGCTTCTCCTTCCTATTTTCTAGAAAATAAAAATCTAGGGGGTAGGGGGGTTTGCTTAAAAAATCTAATTTCCAGATAATTAATATAAAATACTAATCATATACTATAGAATTACAGTTAACTAAAAAAAATATTTAAAAGCTGTTATAGAAAAATTTATTGATATACTTACATACTAATAAAAAATAAACAAAGAAACTGGTGCTATCAAAAAATGTCAAAAACTATTGCAAACCCATACGAAAATTTTATTGCTTTGTCAAGATATGCACGGTGGATGTCGGAAGAAAACCGTCGTGAAACTTGGGGAGAAACGGTAGACAGATACTTTGACTACATGTTAAATTATATTAAAAATAACAACGGGTATGTACCAAATACAAGTTTATTAAAAGAATTAAAAGAAGCCGTTTATAATCGTGACGTTATGCCATCAATGCGTTCTGTAATGACCGCAGGTCCTGCTTTAGACAGAGATCATGTGGCTGGATACAATTGTTCATTTATTCCAGTAGATTCTCCTAGGTCATTTGATGAAACCATGTACATTCTTATGTGTGGTACTGGAGTTGGATTTTCTGTTGAATATAAATACATCAATAAACTTCCTGCCGTACCAGAATCTTTAGAAAAATCAACCACGGTTATTACAGTAGAAGATTCAAAGCAAGGTTGGGCAAAAGCATATCGTGAATTACTTGCTTTACTTTGGTCTGGGCAAATTCCATCTATAGATGTTTCTAAAGTTAGACCAGCTGGAGCAAGACTTAAAACTATGGGTGGAAGATCATCAGGACCACAGCCATTGATTAATTTATTTGATTTTACAATTGCAAAATTTAAATCTGCAGCAGGTCGATCATTTAAGCCAATTGAGGCGCACGACATTATGTGTAAGATTGGAGAAATTGTAGTGGTTGGCGGAGTTAGAAGGTCTGCATTAATTTCTCTTTCTAATATTAATGATATTGAAATGGCACAAGCAAAAACTGGTAACTGGTGGGAGCATAATTCACAACGTGCTCTTTCAAATAACTCAGTTGCGTATTCTCGTAAACCAGAGATGGAACAATTTATTGCAGAATGGAAGTCTTTATATGACTCAAAGTCAGGAGAGCGAGGAATATACAATGTAGCCGCAGCTCAAGCTCAAGCAGCCAAATATGGTAGAAGAGATCCAGATATACACTACGGAACAAATCCTTGCTCAGAAATTATTTTACGCCCTTATCAATTTTGTAATCTCTCAGAAGTTGTATTACGTGAAAAAGACACAAAAAAAGATATTGAAAGAAAAGTAGAACTAGCTACCATTCTTGGAACCTGGCAAGCAACCTTAACAGACTTTAAATATCTTCGTAAAATTTGGAAAGACAACACAGAGGAAGAAAGACTACTTGGAGTTTCCCTTACTGGTCAATTTGGACACAAGTTTATGTCTGGGAAAGAAGACCTAGTATCTTTAGAAGCATTTTTAAATTTACTTAGAGAAAAATCTAGAGAAACAAATAAATCAGAGTCTGCAAAAATTGGAATTCCAGAATCAGCAGCAATCACATGCGTAAAGCCTTCTGGTACAGTATCTCAATTAGTTGGAGTATCTTCAGGTATGCATGCATGGCATTCACAATATTATATCCGAACAGTTCGTGGTTCGAAGGGAGATCCAATATCTACATTTTTAAAAGAAGTTGGAATTCCAGTAGAAGATGATGTTATGAAGCCAAACGATACTTATGTATTTTCATTTCCAATAAAAGCTCCAGAAGGCGCTGTAGTTAGAAATGATTTGACAGCAATTGAGCATTTAAACATTTGGTTAGTTTACCAACGTGCATGGTGTGAGCACAAGCCGTCTATTACAGTTTCAGTAAAAGAAGATGAATGGATGGAAGTAGGAGCTTGGGTATATAAAAACTTTGATGAAGTGTCTGGAATATCATTTTTACCAATGTCTGATCACTCATACAAGCAGGCTCCGTACCAAGAAGTTTCTAAAGAAGAATATAACGATTTAGTCGCAAAGATGCCTGAAAATATTCGTTGGGAAGATTTATCTTTCTATGAAACAGAAGACGGAACATCTACAAATGCCACGCTTGCCTGTAGCTCAGACGGCAATTGCGAACTTGTGGATATATCCTCTTAATGGTAGAATTATAGAATTGGGTAAAACCAAAATTCATGGGCAAACCCGCCCACGAGGAGATGATATAAAATGGCTATCAAAAAATTTGATAAAGCTGATTTAAATAAAGATGGGAAAGTAACTATGCAAGAGCAAATCTTATCAGCACTTGGAACATACGGAAGAGCATTCTTGGCAGCAGCCACCGCTCTATATATGACTGGCAATACAAATCCAAAGGATTTAATTGCGGCTGGAGTAGCAGCAATTGCCCCAGTAATTTTAAAGGCTTTAAGCCCAAGCAATAAAGAATTNGGATTTATCGCTAAATAATTATTAGTTGATTAGAAACCTCCCTGTGCTAAAATATGGTACAGGGAAGTTTTATTTTAGGGGTAAAAAATGGCAGCTCAAAAAAATTTTCAAGTTGATGAAAATTCAACATTTAGCTTTGAAGTTCAATATCTTGATGAAGATAACGAACCAATTCCCCTACATTCATTTACCTCAAAAATGCAGGTTAGAGATACACAGGGCGGAAAAAAGATAGCATTTACTTTGTCTAATATAGATGGGCTTCACATAACCCCAGTTATTGGAAAAATAACAGTATCGGTTTCTCCAGATAGAACAAAAAAATTGTTTTATCCAAAATCTGCATATGATTTAATAATCATTGATCCAAGCAATAATGTAACAAGACTTCTTGAAGGATATTTAACCCTTAACAGAGCGGTAACTTTATAATGGCAACCCGTCTAATTGTTACAGAAAATAATCCACTTGTAGTTGTAAGAGCCTCAGGCTCACCTGGCAGAACAATTGTCAGTGGATCTGGAAATCCATCGGACACACTAGGGGTCCCAGGAGACTTTTATTTTGATACAATTTCAACAAGATTTTGGGGTCCAAAATCAAATTCAACAAATACATGGAATATCCTACAGAGTTTTATTTTAGACAAAAAGGTATCATTTCTTCACTCTTGGGAATTAGCTCAGTTATCTGGGCCTTTAAATGGGGTGTATTCTTTAGAGATAAATCACAACCTTGGGTTTCACCCAAACGTTACGGTCATGTCTAGCTCAGGAGACGTGTTGGAAACTGGAATAGACTATAATAGTATTAATAAAATTACGCTGACAATGGCACAGCCGTTTTCGGGGACAGCATATCTGTCATAAGGGAGAAGGACAATGGCAAAAAAGTTTTTAGTTAGTATTGATCTCAATAAAAATGAGTTACTCAATGCTAGAATACAAAATCTCGGAACAGCACCATCAAATCCAGTATCTGGTCAATTATACTACAACAATTCTACAAACATTGTTTACTTCTGGAATGGCTCCGAGTGGATATCTACCTCAGGCTCACTTGAAGTTATCCAAGATGCAATTGGTGCATATGTTGAAGGTGGCGTAGGGTTAAGCAAGTCATATAACGATACAACTGGCACAACAACTATAGATTTAGATAATACAGCAGTAACAGCAGGCACATACGGATCAATTACAAAAGTACCAACATTTACAGTAGACCAACAAGGTCGTTTAACATCAGCAAGCGATACAAATTTAGTTATACCACTTGATACGCAAACAACAGGTGACTATGTAGCAACTATTGTTGGAACAGCAAATGAAGTTACGGTTTCTCCAAATAGTGGACATAATGCTGCAGTAACAATTGGCTTACCAGACAATGTAGAAATTACTGGAAACTTACAGGTTGGCGGAAACTTAAATGTTATCGGAACCGTTAACTCTGTAAACACAACACAGATTAACATTGAAGACAACAAGGTAAAACTTAACAGTACTTTTACTGGAACTCCAACAACTGATGCGGGAGTAGTAGTAGAGCGTGGAACATTAACAGATACAGAAATTTTATGGAATGAGACTTCCGACAAGTGGACACTTACAAACGACGGAACGAATTATCATGCAATTGCAAGAAAATTTGCAGAAACCCTAGGCGCTTCAGCAACATCGTATAGCGTTACTCATAATTTAAATACATCTGATATAACAGTTCAAGTTTTTGAATCAGCCACACCATACGCACAGGTAGAAGTAGATGTACAAAAAACAAATTTAAATTCAATTACACTTAACTTTGCTACAGCACCATCAGCTGGAGAATATAGAGTAGTAGTAGTAGGATAACGATGTCAAGGCAGATGCTTGTTCCACTAAGACTGCTAGCTCTTACAGCAGACCCATCTTTTGGGCAAGAAGGCGAAATTTATATTAATACAACAACAAAAAATTTACGTGTTCATAATGGACAAACATGGATAGAGTTAACTCCACCAAGTACTGACCCAACTCCATTTTATATGCATACTCACACATTTGATGGAGACGTACATACAATTGATATTCAAAATAAAGTTGAATTTAAAGATCTTATAAATCCAAATGTTCCTCAATTAGTTTTACCTCAAATTATTGGTTATGACGGAGGATCTCCAGCAGATACTTTAACAAATCCTACATTAGCAGATCAAAATTTATTTGATGATGGTTTATACGACGGCAGCACAGAAGAATCAGATGAAGTAATTGGTGGTGGGGGATCTACAGACTTCTCGGCACCTTCACTAGACGGAGGAAATTCATAATGGCATATAAAATACAATTACGAAGAGACTTAGCATCAAATTGGACAGCCAACAATCCATTGTTAAAAGATGGAGAAATTGGAATAGAAACAGACACGCTTAAATTTAAAATAGGAAATGGTTCTTCTAGATGGAACAATCTTACATTTTATGCTTTTAAAGTTGGGTCTGCAGATGGAGTTGCAACTTTAGATGCTTCTGGCAAAGTTCCACTTTCTCAACTTCCAGACCAAGTTTCACTAGATGCAGAAGCTTTAAATGCAGTTAATAATGCATTAGCTGGAATAACAACAACAAATGTTGCAGAAGGATTAAATAAATATTTTACAAATGCAAGAGCAATTGCTGGAGTAGTGGGTTCATATGATCTTATTGGATCTGCTAGCAATGCACAAGCAGCAGCAATAGCTTCCGCAAGTTTAGATGCAACCAATAAGCTTAATGCTGCGATTGCTTCATCCAGTACATTTACAAATAATTCAATTGCCGAATTAACAACTAGCGGTATTACAGAAGGAACAAAGCTATTTTTTACAGATGCTCGTGCTAAATCAGCTGTGGCAGCAGATATTCAATCTGCAGTTGCAAATGCAACTATTAGTAATTTAAATCAATTTACTACAAATAATCTTTCAGAAGGAACAAATCTTTATTTTACAAATGCAAGAGCAATTTCTGCTACCAACTCCGCAAGAACTTCTTTGTTAATCTCCGTAAATCAATCTATTGATGATTTAAGATCGGAAATCTCTAGCGCATATATTCCACAATCAGATAGAAATATGCAAGGTGGCGTAGCTGGGCTAGACGCCTCTTCTTTAATACCATTATCATTAATTCCATCTTCTATAGCAAGAACATCAGATATTTCTGCAGCAATAGCAAGTCTTGTAAATGCAGCCCCTACTTCTTTTGATACACTTAAAGAGATATCAGATTATATCGCTACAGATCAGTCAGCAGGAACAGCTTTAACAACACTAGTTGGGACTAAGTTAGATTCATCAACTGCATCTTCTACCTATGCCCCTATTTCTTCACCCACCTTTATTGGTACTGTTACAATTCCAGCAGGCGCAGTTATTTCTGGATATTCTACCGCTGCCGATTTATTAAGTAATTTAAATTCAGCCAAAAGCTACACTGATTCTGCAATAACTGGTATCAGTAACTCCCTTGGATCATATGTTGAAGAAGGAGATAGAAACTTATCAAATGGTTTTGCAGGTTTAGATTCTGGTGGTAAAATATTAGAGTCTGTATTACCTTCAACAATATCAGCAGCTATTACTGCAGCAACATCTGCAGCAGCAACTAATATAAATGGAACTTACACAAACGGAAGCTCTTCTTCTAGCATTAACAAAATTACTTATGGAACGGGAGCCACTCCCCCTTCAAGCGGAAATGCCGCTGGAGATATTTACATTCAATACTAGGGAGGCCAAATGCCGCTAAATATTTTTGACGGTTCTAATTGGAATCCTTTCAAAAAAATACAAATTCATGACGGCACTAGCTGGAATGATTCTAAAGCAGCGCATATTTGGAACGGATCAGAATGGAAAATTTTTTCAACTGGAGTACCGACAAACACAGAAGCTCCAGCATTTTCACAATCAGTTACTGGTGGTGGAGTAGAACAAACGGTCTCTGTGAGTACTGGCGTTTGGGACAATAGCCCAACTAGTTATAGATATGTTTGGGAAGTTGCACAATACTCTAATGCAGGATTTAATAATTGGACGCCTCTTTATTATAATGGTGTAGCTCAAACATCATCAAGCGCATATGTTGATTTGACGCATGTAGGATATACAATAAGGGCAAAGGTTTATGCTATAAACGCTTCTGGTGAATCTTATCCGTACACCGTAAGTACTGGAATGATTTTTGGACCATCAGCACTTCCATCTTTAACAGCATACGTTGTTTCAAGCGGAAGAGTATACATGCTTTGGGAAAAGTCAAAAGGAGCAAATGGATATACGCTTCAATACCAGGGGCCAAACGTTCCATTTACTGAATTAACTCTTCCAGAAAATAATCAAGAGTCAGGAACAGATGTAGGACAACTTTATGGAAATAAGTATTTAGATTTTGGTCCATCCGTTAGTGGATCACTTGTTATAGGGCTTTTCCCATTTAGCTCAAACAACCCTTTCTCTAATGCAGTCTCAGGAGTAAATCTTTCTGGTCCTGGAAAGAATGCAACAATTAATGAACTTAGAACATCAACAGCTCCAGTTCTTAATACACCTACAATTTCAAGACAAGCCGCTAACGTAAATGCCGCAGCCTCATTATTAACAGTAAGTGTTTCTTTTGCTAATCCTGGAGAACCAGCAGCCACCCTGTCATATTCATGGACTAATGGAAGTGATACTACTACTTCAACTGTTGCTGATGATGGCACAACTCAATATTGTACAGTTACTGCAACAAACTCACAAGGATCAGACTCAAAGGTAGCTAGCTATACTTTGCCAGGGGCACCTGCGATACAGCCACCAGTTGCAAGCGCAAGCGCTAGTACAGTTTATTTTGGTGGCACAAGCTGGCAAGTAAACGGCACTTATTCAAATAGTGGTGGCGCAGCAACTTCTACAAGTTATTACTTTGTTTCGGCAGGATATCCTGGAACACAATGGACTACTCAAACTTATGTAATAGATCCAAATGATTACGGCCGCAATATTACATTCTATGTAACATTATCAAACTCGGCTGGTAGTTCTTCTGCACAAAGTTCTGTAACGGCTCCAGGAACAGTGTCCCCAGAAGAACCTGTGTTTTCTCCACCAACGTTTAAAGGTCCAACTTTTGACCCAACTCCTCCATTCTTCCCACCATCATTTGAACCAGTTCCACCATTCTTCCCACCAACTTTTGAACCAGCTCCACCATTCTTCCCACCAACTTTTAAAAGCTTCTCCCCACCATCATTTGCACCAGCTCCACCATTCTTCCCACCAACGTTTGCACCAGCTCCACCTGACTTTGCACCAGCTCCACCATCATTTAAAGGTAGTAAATTCTGCTTGGCTCCAGAGACCCAGGTGTTTACAAAATCAGGGTGGAAGTTTGCTAAAGACATAAATTTTGGAGATACCCTAATTACAATTTCAGACAATGTTATTAATATTGATTTATTAATGCAAACTAAATCAATGATTAATTTACCACAAAATGTTGAGTTTAAAGAAACTACTGTGTACGCAATATCAGAAAAATCGGAAAAACTTATTTCATTCAATAACGGCGGTAAGTATATATCAATAAAGCACCCAGTATTTGTAAAAAATGATACAGAGACAGTCTGGAAACATTCCGAGGATGTTCAGGTAGGAGATGCTCTTGTAAAAATAGACCCAAGCGGCTCAGTTTCCTATACTATAGTCGACAGTATAGAAATTGATGAATCTGCCTCAAAGGTTTACGATATAAGAACCTCTGGAATTCCTTGGTTTATTACTAAAGATTTATTAGTTATAGCGTAATTAGAAAAAAATATGTAGTATAATAATCCTACAACATATTTTTGCGGAGGTCTCAATGGCAACAAATTTTCCAACAAGCTTAGATTCACTTACTAACCCAAATTCAACAGACGAGTTAAGCTCCCCGTCTCATTCCCAACAACACTCAAATTTAAATGATTCTGTAGAAGCAATAGAATCAAAAATTGGTGTCAACAATTCAACTGATGTAAACTCAATTCAATATAAAGTTTCAGCACTTCAAACATTAGTAGGAGATCTTGATAACTCAACAGATGCCGTTGTCGAGCTTCTAGGTCTTGAGGGAAATAATGATTTAACTGTTAATGGCATAGAAAATAAGACCACCCTAGACTCGTTTAACAAAACAGTTATTAGAACAGTAAAATATAACTTACAGATATCTAGAGGTTCATCTTATGAGACATCTGAGTTTTTGATTCTTAATGACGGAACAGATGTTCATGTATCTCAATCCAACATTGTTTCTAACTCAAATAATTCTTTAGTAAATGTAACCTTTGAAGAAAATTCAGGTATAATAGGACTATGTGTCACCCCAACAGCTGGCGCAATTACTGCTAGATATATCAGAACAGCAATAAAAATATAAGCAGTATAAGCAGTAAAAGGAGATAAAAATGGCAACAGTAGTCAAAAATTTTAGAATTAAATCAGGCCTTGTAGTTGAAGGCGCAACAGGTACAATCAATGGTCAAAATATACTTACAGAAACAGGCGGAAATGCCTACATCCTTAACCTTGTTGGAGGAGCCACTCTTGTAACATCTGTTGAATCAACACAGATGGAAGTTATTGCTGGAGAACTTAATATTAAATCTGGC